ACTCCTGGTGATCTCCTATATCCAGGAAGAAACATCCAAAACCCACATGATGTTTATGCAACTGTATATGCATCAGTTTATAAAGAATTGCCAGTAAGTAAAACAGAAATTAGACGTTCAACTAAACTTGACGCCGATATAAATGCAACGGTAGAAACAGTCGCACTTGATAATGTTTCTGGACTACCTACAAATACCCCAACTATTACAATTACTGGTGGTGGATCAAATGCTGTATTAAGACCTTATGTTTCTAATGGAAAGATTAGAAAGGTTGAGATTATCAATGGGGGTACTGGTTACAGTGATATGGACTTTAGTCTTACACTAACTGGAGGCGGTGGATCTGGTTGTGTCTTACGAGGTACATTGAATGGTAGCGGTGTAATAACTGCGGTTGATGTTGTAAATGCTGGTACTGGTTACGACACAAACAGAGTAATTTTATATCACACTACTGGTGGTGTTGTAAAATCGGAAGTTATTGAATATACAGAATTATCTGCATCAACTGGAACTGCTAATCTTCTTGGATGCACAAGAGGTGCAGCTGGTACTACAGCAGTATCTCATAGTGCTCAAATTGAGTCACCAAGCGATGATGCGAATACTTATACTTCGGTATATTTTGATAATTATCTTTAATAAATAAAAGTACAAAAACAAAAGCGGAAGAATAATGCCTTCACTAGTCACTGACAATTTTAGGGTTTTTGCTGCTGAGCAGTTTATTGAATCACTTGAAGAACCCTATGATAATAGCGATAATCCAGAGGCAGATTCTTCTGCAGCTGCTCAGAACTACAGAAGTAAAATATACTTGTTTATTGGTAGATCCCAAGATTGGACTTTAGAGAGATATAGTGGACAGTCTGCAGTAACTGAGCAAGCACCTCCAGATGCATATGATTCATTTAATGATTCAAATGAAGTTTATGATGATATGATCGCTGTCAAGCGAATCAAGAGTACTGATGTTTCCAAAGTAATTAAGAGGTTAACTTGGAAAACAGGCATCAAATATGATATGTATAAGAATGACTACACCAGTACTAATTTGTCTTTGAATGGTCATTCAAATCTATATGAATCACAGTCATATGTTGTAAACAGCAACTTCCAGGTTTATAAGTGTATCTACAATGGTATTAGTCCTACTTATCCACAAGGTAGGGCATCTACAGTAGAACCATCTGGAACTTCTACAACCATCATTGAAAGTAATGCAGATGGTTATAGATGGAAGTATATGTACACTATTAATATTTCTGATTATATCAGATTTGTTTCTAGTGATTTTATGCCAGTTAGGGTTGATACAACAGTTGCTGCAGCTGCAGTTGATGGTGCTGTAGAACAGTTGATTATTGATAATAGAGGAAGTGGTAATACAGTTAATGCAACTTATTACTGTCCCGTTGTTGGTGATGGAACCACAGATGCTATTGCAAAAATTATCATCAATGCATCTGGTGGAATTGAAACTGTTGAAATGGAGAGAGTTGGTGCTGGATATACAAGAGCAAAAGTTTTACTAACCGAAGGTTATTCTTCATTGTCTGATGCTTTATCGAGATCTGGAACCACCGCTTCTATCTCTGGTACAGTTAGTACAATCATTTCACCACCTGGTGGTCATGGTGCGAATCCACCACTAGAACTTGGTGGTTATAGAGTTATGATTAATAAGAGTCTAGACTTCCTAGATGGTGATGGAGATATTCCTGTTGACACCCAGTTTAGAAGATTTGGTCTAATTTCAGATCCTAAGAATGTAAGTAATACAGATTTAACTGCAGACACTGCTACTGCTTGTTATGCAATGAAATTCCCAGCAGCAACCAATGTTAACTTCAACATTGGTGACGTTATAACTCAAGCAACTACTGGTGCAAAAGGTAGAGTTATTCACTGGGACTCTATTACTAAGGTATTAAGATATTATCAGAATGAACATATTGACGAAACTCAGACAGGTCAACAACAATATAAGTTAGTTCCTTTCAGTGGATCTAATGCAGTTACTGGTAGTGGTGTTACTGCTACACCAGATACTGCTGCTTCTGGTACTGGTAACTTCTTTGGTATTACATTTACTTCTGGATACGCAAACCCAGAGGTTAAGAAAAATAGTGGAAACATTATTTACGTTGAGAACAGAAAAGCAGTAAACAGATCTACCGACCAGACAGAAGATATCAAATTGGTCGTAGAATTCTAAAATAAATAATCAAAAGAAAATCCCCTGAAGGTCTTATAAATGCAAGATACAAATCTCAAAATATCACCATACTTTGATGATTTTGATCGTTCAAAAAACTATCAAAAAGTTCTTTTTAAACCAGGATACTCTGTACAGACTAGAGAACTAAACACTCTACAAAGTACTTTACAGAATCAAGTAGAAAGGTTTGGTCAACATATATTCAAAGAGGGATCTGTAGTAATCCCAGGAAATATTAGCTTTAATTTAAATTTTAAAGCAGTTCTTGTTCAAGGACTTATTAATGGTATTTCTGTTGAATCTTATAGAACTAATTTAAAGGGTAAAGTCCTTACTGGTGCTTCTTCAGGGGTTAAAGCAGAAGTTCTAGATACTATAAGTGCAGCAGATTCTGAAAGAGAAACTATTACTTTATATGTCAAGTATATTTCTTCTGGTAATACAGAAGATAACACTCAACTGTCATTATTCAAAAACAATGAAGTTCTTTCTGATGAAGAAGGAACTCCTGTAGCGGTAACTTCTGTACAAAACGCCACAAGTTACACAGGATCTTCTGCTACAATTAGTGCTGGTGTATATTTTATTAGAGGATTTTTCGTTGAAGTAGCAACACAAAAAATTATCCTAGATCAGTACAATAACAAACCATCATATAAGATTGGTTTGCAAATTAATGAAAGTTTGGTTACATCTGATGATGACTCTACGTTGTTTGATAATGCTTTGGGTTCAAACAACTTTGCATCTCCAGGTGCTGATCGTCTAAAAATTGAACCTAAGTTAGTAAAACAAAATCTAAGTTTTTCCACAAGTTCAGATTTTATTGAATTACTTAGATTAGAAAATGGAAAATCAACATTAACCGCCCTTTCAGAAGACTCCGTTTATAACGAGTTAGAGAAAAATTTAGCAAGAAGAACTTTTGATGAGTCTGGCGACTATACAGTAAAACCATATACATTTAGAGTAAGAGAGGCTCTAAATGATGGTTCTAATGGTGGGGTTTACCTCCCAAATGAAAGAATTTTTGACGGTAGAACTATTGTAAGGAGTCGTACTGCTGAAACTCCAGCAGATGCTATTGTTGGTGATGATTACTATGCAATTGAACTTTCTTCAGGAAAAGCATATGTTAAAGGTTTTGAAGTAAATAATGATAAGAAACAAATTGCAATTGTTGAAAAACCAAGACAAACTAACACTTTTAATAATAGTGGATCTGCATTAAATATTGGTTCATATTTCAAAGTAACAGATTCTACTGCTATTGGTGCAGTACAATTTTCTAATAGACTAAATCTACTTGACGTAGATGGTACTGAAATTGGTAGAGCAATTGCTCTTGGTTATACAAAAGGAAAATTATATGTTACTGAAGTCAGTACTTATGAGACACTAACAATTACGACTGGTCAAAGTCACAACTTTGCATCTGGGGACTTTGTATCTGGTCAAACTTCTGGTGCATCTGCATTTGTAAAATCAATTTCTGGGCAGTCTGTTACTGTAGAACAAGTAAATGGTACTTTCGTTACTGGTGAGAGTTTAGTTGGAAGTAGATATACTACAGTTACAACTACTATCAATACCATTAGTAGAAAAAGATTAGAAAATGTTAGAAGTATCGCGAAGAATGGTGGTGGATTCAGCATTTCAACTACTTTAGAACCAGTAAAAATTTCTGGCACTTCTTTTAAAATTGCAAGTGGAAATACTCTTACTGGTGTTTCTACATTATTTGAGAGTGATGTTTATACCAATTCAAAATTACAGATTGGCACTAGTGAAACAGAAGTCAATACAGTTTCTTCTACATCAGTTGTAGTTGCAGATACTCTTGACAATGGTACATATTATGATGTCAAGAAACTAATTACAAAATTATATACTTCTCCAAATGGTCTCACTAATAGAATTTCTGCAAGACCAGTAAAAAATATCTCTGATTATTCTTCCAATAGACTTGTTTATACTGGAGAATATACAACATTGTCCAACGGAGACTTTATTATTCAAGCACCAGCAACAGAGACAATTCTTAAGGATTCTGTCATTATCACTAGTTCTTCTGGTGTAGTTGCCGCAACTTTAACTCAACCATCAGGATCTAATAATGTCATTAATGTTGACACTGCTTTATCTGCAGGCACTCCAGTAAGTGTTTATTATAATTCTAGAGTATCGAATCCAAAATCCAAAAAGAAAGAGAAAAAGTCTGATGTTTTCCTAATTGTAGATAAACTTAAAGATGGTACTGCAAATGATGGAAACATCTATGGTACTAGAATTCAGGACAAGGAAATTTCATTAAAATTCCCAGATGTCATCAAGGTTCATAGTATTCATCAAGCTGTAAGAGATGGTGATTCAAATGAAGCAATGTTTGACAGTCTTGTACTTAATACAGTAAACAACTTAAAGACTGGTGATATTATTGAAACAACATCTGTAAAAGCTAGAATTATATCTATAAACGCTGGTCAAAATAAAGTCTTTATCACATATATTGGAACTTCTAAATTTGAAAGTGGTGATAATTTAGCAATTGAAGTACAAGTACCAACAAACAGTGATGCTGATAGAACTATTGTCAGACAATCATCGTATGGTAGATATATTGATGTAACTGACGATTTTATTTTCTCAAGAAATGATTCTTCTGACTCTTATAAGCCATCTAAACTAGTCAGAAGATTTAACGCTGCAGTTCCTACTAAAAAATTAATTGTAATTTTAGATTATTTTGAACACCAAAATCTATCGAATGATTTTTATTCTGCAGAATCATATGGATCTCTGACGTATAAAGATATTCCTAAATCATATAATTCTGTTTCAATGGCAGACATTATTGACTATAGGATTTATACACCAGTTTCAACTATTACTTCATCTACACAAAAGGGAACTATTTCTCAACCACATAGAGAAGTAAGTAACGTATTTAACGTATATACTCACACATATACAACGCAACCATTCCCATATCCTGGATCTGTATTTAATGCAGATACAGAGTTTTATCTTGGTAGAAATGATAGTATTTACTTAACTAAAGATGGCAATTTAAAAATTCTTAAGGGTGCTGATTCGGTAGAACCAAAATCAACATATGATAAATCTGTAGGTCTATTATTAGGATCTGTAGAACTTCCTCCATATCTTAAGAGTGTTTATGATGCAAAAGTAACTATTGAAGAAAATAGACATTATACAATGAGAGACATTGGAAAGTTAGATAAGAGACTTTCTAATGTTGAAAATTACACTACATTATCTTTACTCGAAACTAATACAAATAATTTAAACGTTTTAGACGAGGATGGTAAAAATAGATTTAAAAATGGGTTTGTTGTAGATAACTTTAGATCAACAGATGTTGCTGATACTGCAAATGTTGATTATACAGCTTCTATTGATGTATCTGAAGGTTATGTAAGACCATATCCTTATGTTAATAATGTAGGTTTTACTTTTAATTCCTATTCAAGTACATCTGTACAAACTGGTGATTATATCACAATTCCTTATACTGAGGTTTCATATGTATCCCAACCATATGCAAGTAGAGTTGAAAATGTAACTCCATTTGAATCATTCTCCTATATTGGAGAGATGACATTAACGCCAAAGAAAGATATTTGGTATGACACGCAGAGAGAAATAATTGAAGGTCAAAACATTAATTTGACAGATAGTATTAGTACACTATTTGATTTAGTAGTTCCAGGTGGTATTATTTGGGATGAATGGCAGTTAGGTGCTGGTGGTTCTACTAGAGATCGTCCAGGTGGTACAACGATTACTGATATTAGATCTGGTACACAATATGAAGTTGGTAATTTAGATGTAGATCTTGAGTCTGGTGATACAATTAATCAAGTAACTGATATTAAATATGCTAGATCTAGAATTGTAGATTTGTCAACTAAGTCATTGAAACCAGTTACAGACTTTAGTCTGTTTATCAATGACTTTAATGCGACTAATTACACGTATCCAAAAGTATTATCTGGACTAACAAATCAAAATGCTAACAGGTTTGCTATTGGTGAAACTGTAAGGATCTGGCCTAACAGAAGATATACAAATCAAGGTCTTGCAAGATGCACCCAATACGGCGGAAACTTTGATCAATTCTACTTGACTGCAGTTGTTGCTGATCCAAGAACTTTCCTCTCAAGTTCTCAGATTTCTTCGTCCGACTTCACAGAAGCGAATGGTTATTCTCCAACCACAAAAATACTTTGCATTGATAATGTACAAAATTGGGATGGTGAATCAACTGCTGTAGATATTGGACAAGATTTTACGATTGAAGGTCAAACTTCTCTTGCAAGGACTGTATTTAGATCTTCCGATACTAATAAATTAAAGTTAACTTCTAATACAGAAGGAACTTTAGAAGCATTTGTTATTTTGCCAACAGCAACTTTCGAAACTGGTGATTTAGAATTTAAGTTATCAGATGATCCTGATAATATTCAGGTCAAGAATTTAACTAATTCATATTCAATTGGATATTACTACAGTCAAGGAACTCAACTAGATGTAAGTTCTACTATAACTACGTTAGATGTTCCTCAACTTTCTGTAACATCAGTAGAAGATGACAGAACTAGATTTATACCAGATCCTCCTCCACCACCACCTCCACCACCACCAGGCGGCGGTGGCGGCGGTGATCCACTAGCACAGTCATTTGTAATTGACGAGGTGGGTGGATTATATGCAACATCTTTAGATCTATACTTCTTGACTAAAGATACCGTAGAACCAGTTACATTAGAGTTGAGAACTATGGTTAGTGGTAATCCTACTGCTACTGTCGTTCCTGGTTCTGTAGTTACATTACCAGCGTCAAGTATTAATACATCTAATGATGCATCAGTTGCAACTAGATTTGCTTTCCCACATCCAATTTATCTTTCAGATACTAACGAGTATGCTTTTGTTGTGAAGAGTAGTTCGCAAAAGTATAATCTATGGGTTTCTAGATTAGGTGAACAGGATGTATCTTCTGGGGTTACTATCGATAGACAACCACATGTTGGTGTTGTATTTAAATCTGCAAACCAGTCAACTTGGATTTCTGATCAATATGAAGACATCAAGTTTAACTTGAATAGAGCGAAGTTTACAACTGGAACAACATATTCTGTTGTTCTTAACAACAAACCAGTTCCAACACAAAAACTTCAAACAAACGCTTTATCAATGACCAATGGTTCTTCTGTGATTAAAGTTACACAACCAAATCATGGCATGTTGCAAACACAGAACAAGGTAACCATTTCTGGTGTCTTATCGGAGACTTCAACAGCACTGTTGGCAAGTGATGTTTCCACTAACAGTACTTCTGTGACAATTAACGATATTACAAATTCTACATTCACTGCATCTACGGTAGAAGGTTGGGCGACAATTAACAATCAACCAGTATCTTCATCTAATGCAGGATTTATCAGAATTGGTACTGAAGTTATTTCTTATACTGGAATTTCTGGAAATACTCTAACTGGTTGTGTTAGAGGTGCATTAAACACTACTGCAGCAGTTCATGTTGTTGAAACTCCAGTCGAATGTTTCCAGGTAAATGGTATTCCTCTCAACCAGATCAATACAAGTGTTGATGTTACTAAAGTACTGAGTTTAGATGAATATGAAATTACTGTTGCATATTCCGCAAATGAAACCAAACGATGCGGTGGTTCTGAAATCCGTGCTTCAAGGAATATTCCTTATGAAATAATTCAACCAAATATTTCATCCTTAGTACCTCAGGATACAGTTGCTTCAGTTCAATTATCATCTGTTACTGGCACGAGTATTGGTAACTCTGGTCAGACTTCATTCGTTTCCAAACCGTTTGAATCTATTGAAAATCGTGCAGAAAACAAACTTGCTGATCCAAGATTAGTTCTCTCACCAATTAATAATACAACGTATGGTTCAGGAGCTCCTGGTTCATTGAACACTATCATTAACCTATCAACATCAAATGACTTTTTAAGTCCTTTGATTGATCTTGAAGGTTCTTCTATTACTACTATCTCAAATAGATTAACTAAAACCGTTGATAGTAATAATGTCTTAGATCTAGATTCTGAATTATTACCTTCTGGTGGAAAACATTCTGCTTACATTACCAAGAGAGTTGTTCTTGAAAATGAATCAACCTCTATTAAAGTTCTATTTGATGCAATTAGAACAGGTGATAATGATATCAAAGTTTTTGTAAAAGTAAAAGGAGATAGTCAACCAGGATCATTTGATAACATGAACTATGTCGAGGTTCCTGCACTATCGTACCCTGCATCTGAGACCAATAAACAATATCGTGCTTTTGATTTTGAACTCAAGAATATGACTGAATTCCAAGAATTTAGTGTGAAAATAGTTATGATTGGTAATGATATGAGCAACGTTCCTTACATTAAAAACTTCCGTGCGATGGCACTTGCAATTTGATGGATAAACTAAAAGTAGAAGGTCATCCAGACCTAGTGAGAGATCCAAAGTCTACTGCTGTGATAAACAACAGTAGACAAGATTATGAAGACTATATGAAAAATTATAGGATTAGAAGGTCAAAAAATGATCGTATTGACAGTATGGAGTCTGATATGAATAATATCAGAGAGGAACTGAATGAGATCAAAAAACTCCTGATAAACCTAACTAATAAGTAGTTTTATAAATATTAAGGAGATCATATAAATAAAAACAAGTGGTAAACTCCTATGGCTGCTGTACACAATCTTTATATCGACCAAGGAGCAGATTTTTCTGCAGAGATTGGAATCTTTGATGATTTCAATACTCCTTGGGATTTGAATGGTTACACTGGCGCAGCTAAGATTAAGAAATCATACTCTAGTTCTACTTCAACTCCATTCACTGTAACAGTGAATTCAGCAGGAACTGTTACGTTGGCATTAACGTCAACCAATACAGCTTCTCTTTCAGAAGGAAGATATTTGTATGATGTAGTGATTACATCCGCAGCAGGAACCAAAACCAGAGTCATAGAAGGTTTAGTGACTATAAACCCAGGAGTAACAACGTAACATGAACACCAAAGTTACTATATCAAACAAACCTCAAGTAATCACTGTCAACTCAGGAGGCGTTAACACCCTAACAAATCTTTCTGACGTGAATTTTAATAATGCTACTGATGGTGCGGTTTTACAGTATGACGCAGCGACTAATACATGGATTGCAGAAAATGTTCTTGAGAAATCCGGCCTTCAAATTAATTGCGGCAACTTCTAATCCTCACAGGTAATAAAAATGGCAACAATCTTAAAGATTAAAAGGTCTAGTACCAACCCAACAGCTACACCAAGTGGTCTTGGTCAAGGTGAATTAGCTTACGGTGAAGGTACTAGTACGTATACAGATTTCCAGGGAGCGTCAGTAACCTCTCACGGTAAGTTATTTGTAGGTAAAGGTACTGAAACTAATGGTATCGCAGCAAACATCGATATTATTGGAGGTAAGTATTTTACAGATCTTCTAGATCACGGTCATGGAACAATTACCGCAAACTCTGCAGCAATTGTTGACTCTGCTAGTAAGGTTAACGTATGGAATGTAGACAATATTACTTTAGATGGAAATACAATTTCCACAACAAACTCAAATGGTGATCTCACAGTAGATACCGATGGAACTGGCGATGTAATTATTGCTGGTGCTAACACATTAGGTACTAATGTGTTTAAAGTCACTGATGGATCAACTGACAGATTTGTAGTTGACTCATTCTCTGGTGCTCTAGATATTACAACTCCATCTTTGAGTACCGCAGATACTGCGTTAAATATTTCATCGACATGGAACAATGCTGGTGCAACATTCTATGGTATAGATGTTGATGTAACTAACAGCGCTTCTGGTTCTGGGTCAAGATTACTTAATCTATCCGTAGGTGGTGCGGATAAATTTAATGTTGACCTATCTGGTAATGTCAGTATGACTGGCAGTATTAGTTTTGAAAATGCGACTAGTTTTGATATTCAAGATGATACTACAGATGCATTTATAATCAAGGAAGGTGTTAATAAGTACGTCGATATTGATACAAACAATGGTTCTGAATTAATTACATTTGGAACTGCTAATGTTGATATTGATAATGATCTAAACATTGATGGTGGAGATCTAACCACCAACCAAACCACATTCAATTTATTAGAAACAAACGCTACTACCATCAATGCATTCGGCACTGCTACTGCGATTGACGTTGGTGCTACTTCTGGTACGTTTACTCTAAACAACCCAACTTTAGTTGGTACTCAGACAACTCAGAACGTATTTGACTCTACCGCTACAACGGTAAACGCATTTGGTGCTGCTTCTGCATTAAACATTGGTGCAGCAGGTGGAACGACAACATTACGTTCTTCAACTTTAGTTGGTACAGAAACATCTCAAGACGTATTTAATACAGTTGCTACCACAGTTAATGCATTTGGTGCAGCAACTACTATCAACATTGGTACTGAATCTACCGAAGTTGATTTTGGTGATCTAAGAATTCTTGGATCAACAATTTATAGTGATAACTCCAACGCTCAAACGATTACCATCGACCCATATCCAGCTGGTGGTGATCAAGGTGGTAACGTTGTTGTTCGTGGTAACTTGCAAGTTGCTGGTACTACGACGACGGTCAACTCTACCCAGATGACCATTAATGATCCTGTCTTCACATTGGGAGATAGTGTTAGTGAGAAGACTGTTACTGCTTCTGCAAATAGTGGTCAAGCAGACGTTGTTCTTGACAGTGTAGATGGTCTAAATGCTGGTGATGTTGTTACTGGAAATGCAGCAATTCCTAATGGAACTACTATTAGTTCTATTGACACTGGAACTAATACTATTACTCTTAGTGCAAACCTAACCAGTGGTATTGCAGCAAGTGCAAATGAAGCAATTGTCACATTAACCTTTACACAAGGTGCTGACGATAACCAAGACCGTGGTATTGAATTTAAATACTATAACGGTGGACTCAAGACAGGTTTCTTCGGATACGATGAGTCTGGAACTTCTGAAGGTGGATCAACAACTTATTACTTCACATATATTCCAGATGCAACAAATACTGCACAAGTATTCTCTGGTACAGTTGGTAAAGCATACTTTGATACTGTAAAACTAGAAATTGGTAACCTCAATGGTGTTCCATTCTTTGATCAGTATAAGAGACTAACTACAACTGCTACACCAGGTTCTGCTGATATTACTACATCAGATAAAATCTTGACTACCAATGGTGCAACTGGGGTTCCAGTTTGGACCACTACTTTGGACGGTGGTACATACTGATAAATAATTAAAAATTATGAGGTAATTATGTCTCCTGAAGAAGCGAACAACTTAATGCAAGTAATGAACAATAGAATTAATCAACTGACACAACAGAACATAATTCTTGAGTCTCGTGTGATGACACTAACCGCCATGATCGAGAGTATGAAAAAAGATGAGTCAAGTGATGGTGGAAGTTATGATGAGAACCCACCAGTAAAGCAAAATAATGGCAAAACCAAGCAGCAGGACTGAACTTAAGGAGTACTGTCTCCGTAAACTAGGTAAACCAGTTATTGAAATTAACGTCGATGATGATCAAATTGAAGATCTCATCGACGACACTATTCAACTTTTCAATGAAAGGGTTTATGATGGAGTCGAGCGTGTATACTTAAAGTATAAATTAACTCAGGACGATATAGATAACGGTAAAGATAGAAATACCACTACTCAAAAAACTGATACTAATGCTGGGTCAACTCCTGCTTCTAGGACTTTAGATTTCGAAGAGGGTAGAGGATATTTAACTGTACCAGATCATATTATAGGTATTCAGGGTGTGCAACCAATTGCTAATACCTATGTTAATAGCATGTTTGGTTTTAGATATCAATTTTTCTTGAATGATTTCTATAACTTCTACTCATTTGACATCTTAAATCTAGAGATGACAATGCAGTATATTGAAACTTTAGAATTTTTGATTGAAGGAAAGAAACCAATAAGATATAACAAAACACAAAATAGACTTTATATTGATTTAGATTGGAATCGAGTTGCTGTCAATGACTATGTTGTCATTGATTGTTATAGAGCTTTAGATCCAACAGAATTTACTAAAATATATAATGAGAGATTTATAAAAGAATATTTAACTTCATTGATTAAGAGACAATGGGGTCAGAATCTAATTAAATTCACTGGTATCAAGATGCCTGGAGGAGTTGAATTTAATGGGAGACAGATTTACGACGATGCTCTTGCTGAATTAGAGAAGATTGAAAGCAAGATGCTAAGTACATATGAAACACCACCACTTGATTTCGTAGGATGACATGGCAAAAAATGTTTACTTCTCTGGTGGTACTACATCAGAACAAAGACTATACGAAGATCTGATCATTGAATCGTTAAAGATTTATGGTCATGATGTTTATTATCTACCAAGAGAAATTGTAAAAGAAGATGATCTCTTTACAGAAGATGTTCTCTCTAAATTTGATGAAAATTATATGATTGAGATGTACATCTCTAACTACGAAGGTTTTGAAGGAGATGGATCTTTACTTACTAAGTTTGGTGTAAGAATTGCCGACGAAGCAACATTTATTATATCTAAGAGAAGATGGGAAGACTTGATTTCATCTTCTAATAATCTAGTGTCTAATTTTAGACCTAATGAGGGAGATGCAATTTATTTGCCATTGACAGATCAGATATTCCAAATTAAATTTGTAGAACATGAAAAACCATTTAGACAATTAGATGGTATTCAAACTTATAATCTAATTGCAGAATTGATGGAGTACTCCGGCGAAAGACTGGAGACTGGCGTGGAAGAAATCGACAAAATTACAAGAGAAGTTGGTTACTCTCAGGTGTTCAAACTCACCGATGGTATTGCAGACTTCCTTGTCACAAACGGTGGTTCTGGATATGGTACTGGTACTGTCGTGGGAATTGGTGGACCAGGTGCTGGAGCTAGTGCAACTGCAAGTATTACTAATGGAGTTATTACTGATGTTGTTGTTAAAGAACCAGGTACAGGTTTTACTACCGCTCCGATAATAACAATAACTGGTTCTGGCACGAATGCTGCAGTCACTGCTATAGTTTCTGCAAAGGGTAATTTTGAATTTGGTGAGACTGTTAAGTCAACATCAAAAACTGCAAAAGCAATTGCAACTAGAACTGCGGATGTCATTTCTTCAATAACTTTGTACAGTAATGGATCTGGTTATACATCAGCGCCAACTGTAACTATCTCTGGTGGCGGTGGAACAGGAGCAGCTGCAACTGCTACACTAAATTCTACAGGTCAAGTTTCTGGTATTACAATCACATCAACTGGTTCTGGGTATACATCTACTCCTACAGTTACTATACAAGCATCGCCAAATGAAGCGACTGCTAAAGTTGTTAGATATGACACAACGAACAAAGAATTGGAAGTAACTGATATTGTAGGTTCATTTACAGATAATGATACTCTTGTAGGAATAACAAGTGGAGCTGAATGGACTATAAATACGTTTAGTTCTATTGAAAATGAAAACGACCCAGAAGCTGAGAATGACTTCTTCGAGTCTGAGGGAGATGACATTATAGATTGGACGGAGAGTAATCCTTTTGGGGAATATGGTAATCAAGGAGTCTTCTGATGTTAGGAACACATTTTTATCACGAAATTATACGTAAAACTATTGTTGGTTTTGGAACTCTATTCAATAATATTGAACTGAGAAGAACTGATAGTTCTGGAAATACTGTCCAAACAATTAAAGTACCTCTTTCATACGGACCCAGAGAAAAGTTTTTAGCAAGACTAGATGCTGAACCTACTCTGGATGGACGTTCTGAAGCACAGATTACGCTACCTAGAATTTCTTTTGAGATGAAAGGTATTTCATATGATCCATCAAGAAAGTTAAGTCCAATTCAAATTTGCACGACTCCTAAGACCGATACTACTGATGCTGTGTATAGACAGTATTCTCCTGTTCCATATAATTTAGACTTTGAATTAAATATCATTAGTAAGAACAATAATGATTCGGTTCAAGTCTTAGAACAAATTCTCCCATATTTCCAACCAGTTTTTAACATTAGTATTAAACTAGTAGAACAAACAAATGAAATAAAAGACATTCCTATCATTTTAAATAATGTAAGTATGCAAGATGATTATGAAGGTGATTTTAGAAAAAGAAGATCACTAATTCATACTCTTAACTTCACAGCAAAAACTTACGTTTACGGTCCAGTTGCTACGTCAGACGTTATTAGAACTGTCAATGTGGATATTGGTGCAGCTGTTTCTGCGGGTGCAAGATATGTAAGATATAGTGCAACTCCCAAAGCGCTGGAAGATTACAATTCGGATGGATCTAGTATTGCGTTCAATGACTTTAATATTAGTAGTAATACTATTACATTAGCAAATCATGGATTTATCACTGGAGATTTTGTTACTTATAGATCAGATCCAAATGGTCAGCCTACAGGTGGTTTAACTGACAGTAAGGAGTATTATATTATTAAAATTGATAATGATAACTTCAGAGTTGCTGGTACAAAATATAATGCACAAAGAGGTTATGGTCTTGATCTAACAAGTCAAGGAACTGGTGTTAACCATAAGTTCTCTATCATCAATACTCTTGACGATGCTTATGTAGAACCAGATGATAACTTCGGATTTAATGAAACCTGGACTGAATATTGATATGTCTGATACTTTTGAAAACCTAGACAAAACTTTCAATATCGAATCTGCTATTGAAAAAGCGGAAGATACTGTAGTTGATATCAAGAAAGCAACCACATCTAAGGACCTTGATAATGATTATGAATATACCAGAGGACAACTCTATAACCTCATAGAGAAGGGTCAAGAAGCGATTAATGGTATTTTAGACGTAGCACAGAATTCGGACCATCCTAGAGCGTATGAGGTCGCAGGCAACCTCATTAAAAATGTTGCTGATATATCTGATAAATTAGTAGATCTTCAGAAGAAAATGAAAGACATCTCAGAAGAGAAGTCTAAAGGTCCATCTTCAGTTACTAACAATGCTATGTTCGTAGGTAGTACATCTGAACTTCAAAAGATGCTTAAACAGATGAATTCAGATAAATAGATAGGTAAAGCCCTGTCATTTATAATGAAAGACTTTAAAGAATTTAAAGAATTAGCTGAAAAGAAACGTGGTCTTTGGGATAATATCCATGCTAAGCGTAAGAGAGGAGAACGCCCTGCTAAGCCTGGTGAAAAAGATTACCCAAAAACTTTGAATGTAGAAGAACTTTCTCCAGCTGAACAACTAAGATTAAAAAGAAAAGAACAGTTGAAATCTAAAGGAAAGATTTCAACTGGAGACATGCATAGTCTTTCAAAAGATACTAAAGGTAGAGGAAGAACACCACTACAAGCCCTTAAAAGAAGAAGAGGGATGAGTGAAGAATCGGCAGGGATTGTCGATAACCAAAATGTCCAATTCACCACAGAAGCAGCATGGACCAGAAAGGAAGGCAAAAACAAGTCTGGAGGTCTTAACGAGAAAGGAAGGAAATCTTACGAGAGAGAAAATCCTGGAAGCGACCTTAAGGCACCATCAAAGAAGGTTGGAAATCCCCGTCGCTCATCCTTTTGCGCTAGAATGAAAGGGATGAAGAAAAAACTAACATCTAAGAAAACTGCTAGAGATCCAGATAGCAGAATCAACAAATCACTAAGAGCTTGGAACTGCTGATATGGCTAACTCAAACTATGTAAGACACGATACAACAAATACTGCAGATTCAACCCAACCTACATCTAATACAGTCACACATTTCAGTGGGACTGAAGGATGGTCTCAACTACAATGGAAAGACTTCAACGGAGATTATCAAGCAAGGAATTCAGATAACACAACTAGAACTCCTGGAACCTACCAAGCAAGGAATTCTGATAATACAACCAGAACACCAGCTGCTTATCAAAGACATGACAAAGACAATACACCAATAACAGGATAATCAAATGGCTCAGTGGAATAAAGATACCCAATCATATAGGGCACAAGATACTACAAACTTTGAAGTGTTTATTTGTGCTGATGAACATGGAAACATCGGTGCATGTGGATCATCATTGAATAATGAGATTAACATTTCCGCTGGGTTGACTCCTGGTATGGCAAATGTTCATAAGTTTGGTGCGGTAGAAACTACATCAGCAACTTACGACACAGTTTGGTCAAAGGGTGGTGCATATGTATTTCCATCAAGCGCATCTGTAGTTACAGTTGCATCTAGTTCTGGTACAGATAGTGATACAGCAAACACTGGTGCTGAAACTATTACTATTCAAGGATTAGATGGTAGTTACAATGAAGTGGAAGAAACTCTATCTCTAAATGGTTCTACCGATGTAACTGGAAACCAACAGTTTTTGAGAGTACACAGAGCATTTATTGCATCTGGTGTTACCAATGTTGGTAATATTGATATTAAACACGGTTCTACTGTTATCTGTTATATTAGTGCAGGAATGGGTCAAACCCAAGTTGCATACTATACAGTACCAGCTGGTAAGACCGCATATCTAAAGTCTTTTGCTGCAACACAGAATAAGAATCAGGAGAACTCGGTAAGAATGTTCCAGAGACCTTCTGGTGGGGTATTCAGAGTTGCTAGTGAATTAAACTTGTATGGTAGTAATATGCACACACTGTTTACTATTCCAATCAGGTTTACTGAGAAAACTGATATTGATGTAAGATCATACACAGGAAGCAACTGTACTGTGTCTTCAATGTTTGATTTACTGATAGTAGATAATCCTTAATAGTTTCTTTTTAAGTCTTAAATTAGTCTTAAGAGATACAGACATCATTAAATAGCTTGGTATAATTATGATGTACTTTTTAGGAGACTATCATGGAATCAGACCGAGAACTGTCCGACCTTAAGTTAGAAAGGAAGGAATGTCCGAAGTGTGGAGCTACTTGGTTGAATGGTCAACACTACTGGTCTGGAACTGGTAAGGAA